GCTCAAACAGACCCATGCCTTCGGCAAACGAGCCGTCAGCATCAGCGGGCGCAGCGCCACGGCCCTGATTGGTTCACCCTTCAGGCGCGAGCTGGCCTACAGCAACACGCAAGATGCCAACGCCCAACAGCTCGCAGCACTGGCATTGGACCTGACCGGCGTAGCACTGGATTGGGGCATCACCGACTGGCTGGTACCCGCAAACGCTTGGAGCGCCATCGGCACCCCTCTGTCTGTCACTCAGGCCATCGCCCAGGCCGCAGGCGGCTACCTTCAAAGCCACCGCAGCAGTGCCACACTTGAGGTGCGCCACCCCTACCCACCTCGCCCGGACGGCAGCACTGGCGGGCCGTGGAATTGGGGCACCGGCAGCGCAGACATCGAGCTGGCACCAGACGCCATCATCACCGACGCCATCGAGCGCCGCGACGGCCCCGACATCAACGCCGTGTATGTCAGCGGTACCACACAAGGCGTGCTGGCACTCGTCAAGCGCACGGGCACCGCAGGCGACAAGTTGGCGTCTTTGCAAACCGACGAACTGATCACCAGCGTAGAAGCCGCTCAGCAACGCGGCCTGGCCACACTCGGAAAATCAGGGCCGCAATACGCCATAAGCCTAGAGCTACCCGTCCTGACAGGCGCAGGCCAGCCCGGCGTGATCGATGTGGGCAAGCTGGTGCAGATCAACGAATCAACACCATGGCGTGGCCGCGTGCGCAGCGTCAGCGTCAACGCCACCATGCCCACCGCCCGCCAAACCATCACCCTGGAGCGCCATTTATGAACGGCACCAACCTGTACAGAGCCTTGCGCGAGCTGCTGCCCGAGGCCCCGCTGCTTGTGGCCACCGTCATCAGCGTGCAGACCAGCACAGGCACCAGCACCGTGGAATACCCAGGCGGCAACCAGCAGCGCGTGCGCGGCACCGGCGCGGCAGTTACAAGCCAGGTGTTTGTGCGAGATGGGGTGATCGAGGGAGCAGCGCCTTCGCTGACTAATTTGACGATAGAGGTTTAGCTCCGGTAATCTTAAAAACCTAAACGGTTTAAAGCGAAACTGTGCCGCAGGCATCGCGGCTCTGTTTTTCGGACACTGCCTGGTATGGCAGTTACTCAATCCGACATCGACAATCTGAACGTGGCTATTGCATCGGGAGCCCGGTCAGTCACGATTGGCGGTCAAACCGTCACTTACAACACCACGGCCAGCCTTATCAGTGCGCGCAATGACCTGCAAAAGCAGTTGACCGCTTTGACTCAGGCTTCACGCCCACGCACACGTCAGATGATCTATGGCGGCAGGGGCTACCAATGAATAAAAACAAGGGTGGTAGACCGCTGAGCGAGAAAACGCGGATCGTGCGCGCCGTGGCTGCGGCGATGTCTGAAAAACCTCACATTGCACCGCCCATCAAAGCAAAGTACGACGCTGCTGGCCAAGGCAGGCGTTTAGCAGGATGGAATCCCACAAGCAGCGGGCCAAACAAAGCTATTGAAGGGCTGCAAAAAATCCGTGACCGTTCCCGCGATGTCAGTCGAAATGACTGGTCAGGCGAGGCCGGGGTACAGAAATGGACCACCAACCTTATCGGTGTGGGCATCACGCCACGATTCAAGCGCATAAAGGATAAGGTTCGCAAACAAATCCTAGTTGACCTGTGGAGCGACTTTGTAGCTGAAGCTGACGCAGACGGCGTGCTTGATATGTACGGGATGCAAACCCTGGCCGTTCGGTCGTGGCTTGAAGCGGGAGAGGTGTTTATCCGACGCCGCAGACGATTTACCGATTACGGCCTGGCTGTGCCTGTGCAGGTGCAGTTGCTGGAGGCCGATATGGTTCCGCTGATCGACGAGGATTCCCGTTCGGGTATGCCTGCTGGCCACATCATCCGTAGCGGGATCGAGTTGGACAAGCGCGGGCGGCGCGTGGCGTACTGGGTCTACAAAGAGCACCCGGGCGATGGCGTAGCATTTTCATATGGCATGGAGTTAGTGCGCGTTCTCGCGTCCGACATGCTGCATATGTTTGAGCCAAAACGGCCCGGCCAGTTGCGCGGTGTGTCCATGCTGGCCTCGGTGCTGGTTCGCCTGAAAAACATCAACGACTACGAGGATGTGACCTTAGAGCGTCAAAAGCTGGCAAACCTGTATGTCGGTTTTATGACCCGATCAGTCTCAAAATCACCGGGCGAACAAGACTTTGACCCGCTGACCGGTGAGGCAATTGACTGGGATGATGGCGGCGCATCAATTCCACTGCCTGGCCTTTCACCTGGCTTGTTCATGGAACTTGAAGACGGTCAAAAAGCTGAGTGGAGCAATCCACCAGAGGCCGGAACAACTTACAGCGACTACATGCGAACCTCCCACATGGGCACGGCTGCCGCTGCCGGCCTGCCATATGAGCTGTTTTCTGGAGACATTGCGAACATCAGCGACCGGACATTGCGAATCATCATTAACGACTTCAGACGACACGCAGAGCAACGGCAATGGCAAATCATCATCCCGCAAATGTGTCAGCCGGTGATGAACTGGTTTGTCGAAGCTGCTGTTTTGGCAGGACTCGTTTCAACCGATGAAGCAGAGGACGCGCGCCGGGTAGAGCATGCACCCCACGGCTGGAGCCACATTCACCCAGTGCAAGACCCAACAGGCAAAAAAATTGAGGTCGATAACGGATTTCGCAGCCGTGCAAGCGTCATCGGTGGCCGTGGCGATGACCCGGATGATGTCGATGATGAAATTTCAGCGGATGACCAGCGCCAGCAGGCACTGAAGATTGGGCCTTACAGCGAGGCAAACAAACTGATGAATTCGCCGCCCGTTGTCAAGCCGGTGACCACACCACCCGTCAAAGCAACGGCACTGGACGCGGCATTGTTAAGTCGTACAGAGGCTGAGACAGCAGTTTTCAAAGCACAAGCCGAAGTATTGGCCCGGCCTGTCGTTGAGCCGATTGCTGACGCTGCTGTGATTGCGCGTAACGACCTGTCTGCTCGAATCATCACATTGTTGGAGCCACCAGGTGTCACACAATGATCTTGACATCATCGCGCTTGTCGCCAAACAAGTCGCCAGCCTTAAACATCAGCTGGCCGATCTTGAACGGCAGCCTGGCCCACAGGGTGCTGCGGGTTTGTCCGTCAGGGGTGACATTGGAGAAAAAGGCAATACAGGGGCAAAAGGCGAACCCGGACAACCCGGTCAGAAAGGTGACGCTGGCCCAAAGGGTAATCCAGGCTTGCAGGGTGAGAAAGGCAATACAGGGGATGTTGGGCCTGCACCAAAGCATGAATGGTGCGGTACAAAACTTCGCTTTGAAAAGCCTGATGGCACATGGGGCAAGCTGGTTGACCTCAAAGGCGACAAGGGCGACCAAACACAAGCCAGGCTGGTTGCACCGCTTTTTTCAACCCCTGTCCCGCTCCCTACAAGCAATAGCGCACGCCTTACTGGCCCCAGTTTTACCTACAACGATCAGGGTGATCTTGTGCGCGTTGACTACGACGATGCGCGGTACAAAACTTTTGAGTACGCAGGTGGGGAGTTGACCAGCGTGACCTTTTTTGACTTTGATGCAACGTATCAAAAAACGCTCATTTACTCGGCGGGCCGATTGACTGACGTGGTTGAGACCACCCTCTAAACGGATGACCCAGTATGGCCGCATACAACATCACCACCAACACCGCTTTTGACGTGCTCACGGGCGCGTCGGCGGTTGCTGCGCTGGACACCTACGCCATCAGCGCGGGGGCTGTCCTCACGATACGCACCGACACCTACGCCTGCCCGAACCACTCGGTTGCTGCTGGCTCGCTTGATACCGTCACATACGCGGGCGTGGGCGGGGAGGTGCGGTGTGACCCGACCTATGTGCGCGAAGTGGCCTACACAGGCGGCTCTGGCGTGTCCCCTGCCTACGGCGCGGCCATCAGCCAGGGCGGTGTGACTGGCGTATTCCTCGGCGCGTGGGCGAACTGGCAATCAGAGCCCATCGTGCCAGGCGTGGCCATACCAGCCGCAGGCTTTATCAAAATCGGCGGCAAGTCGGGTGGCGACTTTGCAGCAGGTGCGCTCACAGGCATCGCGGCGACGGCATCGGGCGCTGATAAGCAGTCATGGATTGAAGTGCGTGGCTCGGACTTGGGCACCATTACAGTCTCACGTATCGGCAAATTCACGAGCGTCGAGGCGTATTACGAGCTTGGTGTGACCGATGGCACGCGCACCCAGGTACTGCCCTGCCCTACCAGCGCGACGGCAGCGGGCATTTTCCCCGGTGTGTGGGTTGAATCGGCCCCAGGCTCTGGCGTGTACGAGCCGTATGCCAGCGTCGGTACATCGGGCGCGTTTGCGACTTACCGCGCTGACGTGTCCATGAAAGTGTTTTTGCAGACCACTGCAGGCATCCGGCTGGGCAGTGACGGCACCAACAATGTGTTCTGGCTGCCGCCTGCTGGTTGCCGGGTTCGCATCCCGGCCACGATTTTGACTAACTGCACCCGCACGGTGTCAGGCAGCGGGCCGCGCGTTCTGCCCAACGCAACAATTGGCACACGGCAAGAATTTGTTACCACAGGCGCGGGCTACTTTGACCTGCGCGGGGTGGCCAGCCAGTGGTACATGAATTTCCAGCAGGCGTTTTACGTCAAATACAAGGGCTGCGCCATTGCTGACGCGATGCTCCTTTATGAGATTGCCTCCCCGCTGGACGTGGATGACTGCATTGTGTCGCCCACGCAGCTGCAGGCAGGCAACACTGGGTTGCAGATTATTTCGTGCTTCGCTGGTGGCACTTTCAAGAACACGCTGATAAACCGGGCCACGCTGGGTAACAACCTGAATATGGCAGTGATCAACTACGTGACGGGCGTGACATTTGAAAATGTGCATCTGCGCTCGATCTCGACCCGAGGTTTAAACACCAGCGCCATCAACAGCACGGCGGCAGTTGACTGCGTTTTCAATGACCTCATCACCACGGGGAGCCGGGTGACCATGAACGCCGCCCAGCGATGCACGTTTAACAATCGCATCTACTACGACAACAGCACAACGACCACGAACAGCACCAACCCCGTCTACGGTATTGAGTTCTATGCCGCTAGTTCTGGCAATCTGGTCAACGGCTACAGCTTGCCACTGCCCGGTATTGGACCCTACGCGGGACTTGTACAAGTCGCCGCAAGCTACGACACAACCGTCCAAAACATCGGAACTGATTACGACACGCCGCTTGTATTGAATGCAGCGATTACGGGCCTGGGTGTTAACGGTGCAGGTAACTGCGATGGCATCACCATCAAGCGTATGTATCTGAACAACACGCGCAGCGGTCCATATTCATTCGTCAACTCTGATAACAACATTCTGATTGAAAACGTGGCGGGCGACACTGCTGATACGACGGTCATGGACGGTCTGAATGCAGTTGAAAAGAACGTCCAAATGACC